TGTCCTACATGGCGACGCTTGCGGAACCGCTGAAGAAAATCGGGGTCGAGGTTGTGAACTGTAGCCCTGATTCTGCGTTGCGCTGTTTCCCGATCCGAGCGTTGCGCGACGTGTTTCCTCAGGCGGTGGCGGTATGAAGCCACTTATTCCGCTCGCCACCGTTGCGGACCCGACACAAGTCGAGCGCGTGCGTGCCCTGCTGGAGGGTCGCGCCTGCGTCATCGTGGGCTCGGCTCCGCTGCGGACTCCGCTGGCGGATGTGTCGTCGACTGAATGTGCGATCGCAGTCAACGGTGGCATCTCGAGCCTGCCGCGGCCTGCGGATGTTTGGGTTGTGGGCAGCAAGCAACAAGACAAGCCAGGCGATCCCAACCTTCGTCCGTTGCACCAGACGATGCTGGAACAGGCGCGCGGTCGTTCGGTGAATCATCTGCTCTTGTTACGCGGGCCGAAGATCGCCAGCGAATGCTACACGCTGGCGGCGCTTGAGCGGTTGCATTTCACTGCAGCGACGTGGTCGGTGCTGGACAAGCCCACGAAGCGTTGGCTTGAGGGTGAACTCTGTGCGCGGACGGACGACAAACAGCCCTGCTCATCGGGTGTCCTTGCTGCGGCGGTCGCGCTCTGGTGCGGAGCCGCGTCCGTGCGGCTGGTAGGTTTTTCGTTCATGCCAGGGTATCACTACCTCCCGAATGAACGCGGCGCGTCGTGGTGGCGCAATCATGTGGCGGCGGATAAGCGGGCGCTCGCAGTGTTGATGGCCCGTTATCCAGGGGGATTGTCTGGGGCGTTGGTTCAAGAGGTGGCGGCGTGATGTTAGCCGTGGTGCTAGGCGTCTTAGCGATTGGGGTCGTGCTGGCCGGCGTGTATCTATCGCGATGAAAACAGTCATCTTCTTAGGTAAACGAAAAACGGCAGGGTCACCGCTCGAGCAGTGGCCTGATGCGGAACTCTGGGGCACGACGCACAGTAACCAGAAGTACGCAAAGCAGTACGGGACCGTCGACGACTGGCATGCCTGGTGGGACTTGCATCCGTTCGATCCGGTGCCTGGCTATCCCGGAATCAAGAAGAAGCGACAGAAGACCTATCGCTGGTATCAGACCCTCCCAGGTCCGGATCAGCCTGGGTATCGTCCGCTCTGGCTCGTGGAACTCGATCCGACGATTCCAGCCGGTGTGCTATTTCCGAAGCAACGGATCCTCGACGCCTTCCCACGAGAGGTACATGGGCGCTGGTTCACCTGTCAAGTGGATCTGATGATGGCTTACGCGATCCTCGAAGGCTATGAGCACATCATCCTGCACGGGCACGGAATCAGCCGCGAACTCAGTCACATGGTGGATCACTGCGGCGTGTTGGTCTGGATGACGGTCGCGCGCGAGCGCGGGATTCAGGTCACGATCCTGCCGCCGAGTTGGTATCTGGGGCCGAAGCATCCGTACGGCATTTCGCCTGGTCACTGGGGCCTCCATCCATGACCAGCTATTTCATCCAGCGTGCCCAGCACGGCGAGGATGTGCTGCTCGTACGGCTGTTCCGCAGCATCGGGACGACGAATCGCGTGGCGGTGGACTGCGGCGCAAAGGACGGCATCTTCAAAAGCAACACCGCGCGATTCAGGCAAAAGGGCTGGCGCGTCGTGGCGTTTGATTGCGAGACGGATTCGCCACTCGTCACGCGGGCACTCATCACGGCCGAGAACATCAATGCGGTCTTGGCGCGCAAACGCGTCCCGGCGCAGTTCGATCTCTTGTCGATCGACATTGACGGGAACGATTTCTGGATCTGGGACGCGCTCACGTTTCAGCCGCGCGTTGTCATTGTCGAATACAACCCTGGCTTCGGATCGGACGTCTCGGTGACGGTGCCGTATGACCCGTCTCGGCGCTGGGATGGCACGATCTATTTTGGCGCCAGCGCGCGGGCGTTGTGGTTGCTCGGACAGCGGAAAGGCTACCGCCTGCACGCCTATACGCGATCCAACCTGATTTTTGTGCGCGCCGATCTCGTCGACGAGGATCTCGCACCAGAGGACATGCCGATCCCCGGGCGTGCGAAGCGACCCGATCCACAGGCGCGGCCGTGGCAGGTGTACCCATGAAGTCGGTCCAGGAGATCCGCAACACCGCGATCGATACGGTCCTGACGCATCTGCGATCGCTGGCGAAGAGTGGGCAGCCGATCGTCATCGGGCCATGGCTGGGCGAGATCGGCTTCGAGTTGCTGTATTGGATTCCGTTTCTGCGGTGGGCGCAGCGGTCTGTCGGGTTGACACCGGACCAGCTCACCGTCGTATCACGCGGCGGTTGTCAGTCGTGGTACTCGGACATTACGCCGCACTACATCGAACTCTATGACCACTACACGCAGGCCGAGTTACGGCACGGTAACGATCTGCGTATTCTTGAGCAAGGGTACGCCGGTCGATTGCTCGGCTGTCGGCGTGGCTTTCGGTCGGCGAAGCAACACGCCGTGTTCACGTTCGATCGGGAGATTCTTGCCCGCGTGGCGCCGGATGCGCAGGTGTTGCACCCGTCGCTGATGTACACCCTCTTTCGCTGGTACTGGCGATCACGGGTGCCCGATCTCTATGAGCGATGCGCGATCGTGCGGCGGATGACGGCACCAGCCGCGGCCGTCTCGCTGCCTGAGTCCTATATCGCCGTGAAGTTCTATTCCTCGCAAGCGTGCGAGGCGACGGGGGCGTACCGACGGCACGTCAATCGCATCATGACGCTGTTGGTTGATACGGCGCCGGTTGTGGTCCTTGATAGCGGCGCGGACTATGACGAGCACTGCTCGTTTCCGATCGAGCATGCACAGGTACTCCGTCCTGTCTTGGAACCACGGACGAATCTGGCCACGCAGACCGCGATCATTGCTGGCGCGACGTCCTTTGTCGGGACGTATGGCGGCTTTGCGTATCTGGCGCCGTTACTCGGTGTCCCCACGACGGCGTTCTATACCGCGCGCAATTTCCGCGATGACCATTACGCGTTGGCGTCCCGTATCTTTGCGAAGAAGCGTGTGCGGTTCGTGGTTCGGCATCTTGAAGACGGAGCAACGGCGCTGCGTCGAGACTGGAAAGCGTGGACACATGCCGCGTAACTGCCTGATGCCACCGGATCGCGACTTCTGGCTGTGGCTGTTGCATCACGAGAATAGTGATGCGGTTGAACGTGTCATCGCTCGTATGGTGTTGCTGGTGGCGCGGTGATGCGTCCTGACCTCTACGCGCCAGGTTCGGCGTATCACCAGCAGCGTCGGTGGACGCAGAAGCACGCTGTTCGCTGCTTGGAGTCAGCTATCGAGTTGATGGGGAAGCCGGGGAGCCTCCTCGATGTGGGCTGCGCGGAAGGCGGCCTCGTGCTCTGGGCGTCAGGGCAAGGGATCGAGGCGATGGGGATCGATCTCGCCACGCCATCCGATCTGTCTCTGGTGCGCGCAGATCTGCAGAACCCCGTTGATCTGCAGCGTATGTTTGACTGGGTACTGTGCTGGGAAGTCGCCGAACATCTGCCGGAGTCAGCCGCAGACACGCTCTGCCAGACGTTGGCTCGGCACGTCGCGCCAGCGGGGCGGCTACTGTTTACGGCGGCGCCACCGGGACAGCGCGGGCCGGGCCACATTAATCTGCAGCCAGTCGAGTACTGGCTCGAGAAGCTCTACGCCGCTGGCGGGCTGGTCTGTGCGGAGAAGCCATCGATCGCGCTTCGGCGTGAGTGGTTGAAGGTTGCGCCTAAGTGTCCCTGGTACGGAAAGAACGCGATCGTAGCCTGGAGGGTCGCGTGATCCGAGTCGCTGGCTACACGTCTAACAACGACGATGACCCAATCGTGTGGGAAGTCTATGGGCAACGGTTGGAGGAAGGCGAGCTGCGTTTCAGGCATGTCGTGATGCGAGCGTCAGATAGGACGCGGTTGGTCAATGCCTTCGGAGAGCCATGGTTGGAATGTGAACAGGCTCGGCAATTGCTGAAGATACGTGCCTGGGAACAGCACTGTAGCGGTGGAGTGAATTGAAACTCCTCCTAACGATCCGCACGGCGAACCGCGCACCGAAGACGAACTATCTCGGGGTGACAGTGTTAGGCCTGTTAGGACAAGGCGTGGCGGCTGATTCAATTCATATTGTCGCCACCGACCCTGCTGTGGGTTGGGCGCATCAGGAGGTGCGTTACCCCGTGTGGCTTCATCAGCCGGACCTCCACCGCCGACCTAACGAGAACGGTATTGCTGCCATTGATCTACTCGGTCTCTTTCCAGCCGACTGGATCATCCTCAGCGAAGATGATCTGGAATGGTGCGCGGATCCTATTGGCAGCATGTCGCGCTGGCTCGAAGCGCACGCGACTCCTGACCGCGTGATGTATCGCTTCTTTGCCTTTGATCGCCTGACACCTGTCAGCGCGCACGCGGCAACCGCGCCACTGCGTGAACAGAAAGGTTCGCAGGCTGTGGCGTTGCGTGCGGATGACGCGCGGCGGTTTGCCGCCTGGGCGAAGGCCCATCCTCTCGACTGGCGGCCGAAAGGCGCGCCCTTTCAGCATCGGCCACATGACGGCTTTGACAAGTTGCTCGGCTACTGGGCGCTACAGGACAACCCGAACATGACGACGGGACTTGTCTCGCGTCCGTTCTTCGTACGACATCTCGGTACCGACAGCAGCCTTCACTCTCACGGGGTCCGCATGGATCGCGAGTTTGCCGGATCGACTTGGTCCTATGGTGAGGTGCCCGTATGAGTACCTTCACCACGTTGCAAATGGCGAAGGACCAAGCGGGCATCCCGCAAGCGGATACCTCTGCCGATGAATGGGTGCAGATGGTCCTGGATCAGGCTGAAGCGATGGTCCTGTCGTATCTGAAAACAGACGCGCCGGATCCGTCGCCGCTCGTGACTGGGGCGATGTATTTGCAATTTGCGGAACTCTGGCGCTTCCGTGGGGATGACGTCGAAGGGCAACTCCCAAAGGCGAGCATGCCTGGGGCGCTCTCGCCCGCGATCGAGCGGATGTTGTATCGGCTGCGCGATCCGGAGCTTGCATGATTGCGTCTGGACGTCGGCGGCATCTCGTGACGTTGCAAACCGTGGCCACTGCGGCTGACAACGACGCCAGCTTCACGGAAACGCCGTCAACGTTTGCGGTCGCGCGCATGGCGATCGAGCCAGCCACGGCGCGGACGCTTGAACGCGCGGGTATGGGGACGCTCATTGCGCAGGCGTCACTGGTGCTGACGAGTCCGTATATCTCAGGCGTGACGACACACATGCGGGCGCTGTTCGGATCGCGGGTGCTCTATATCCTCGGCGTAGCCAATCCGAACGAAGCGAACCGCGAATTGATCTTGGCGTGTTCTGAGGTGGTCGCATGAGCGCCTCGATTCGATGGAACGGATTGGACGAACTACGTGAGGAGCTCAGGAACCTTCCGGAGGTGTTGGCCCAAGAGGCGAGCGGCATCGTCCAACGTGCGGCCGGTGATGCCGCCCAAGAGATCCGCGCAGGCTATCAGGACCATCGGCGCACAGGAAAACTCGCGGCGGGCGTCAAGGTGGAGTCCAAAGGGATCGGGCCATTCGGGACGGCCTTGGTTGTGAAGTCGACCGCCAAACATGCGGCGCTGTTCGAGATCGGAACACAGGCTCGGCATACCAACATCGGGGCGAATCGCGGATCCATGCCGCCCGGAAAGATATTTGTTCCGGTCGTTGTGAGAAAGCGCCGAGCGATGTACGAGCGCCTGAAGGAGTTGCTCGTGCGGCACGGGGCGAAGGTCAACGGCAATGCCTGATTCAACAGCCATCGATCAAGCGTTGATCGCGAAGCTGGGCGCCGACGTGACGCTGTTGTCATACATGCCTAACGGGCCGCATTGGGAGGAGTCTCCGTCAGGCTCCACAAAGTTCGTGATCGTATCGATGGTCGACTCCGTCGACGAGGCGGTCTTCGGCGGGCGCGCGATCGAGTCAGTGCTCTACATGGTGAAGGCGGTAGGGCGGTCTGATAAGAACCCGGACATGGTGGCGGCGGCGGCACGCATCGATGCGTTACTCGAAGATCAACCGCTCACGGTCACGGGCTACAGCTGGATGACGGTTCACCGCGAAGGCCGCATCCGCACCACGGAAGTGGATGACGTCAACCCGGACATCCGCTGGCAGCATCGCGGCGGGTTCTACCGGGTTGAGATGAGTCTCACGTAACTGGACACGACTAGAACAGGAGCACAGCATGGCGATTCTCACAGGGCGTTACGGGCGCGTGGCCTTCGATAGTGATGCTGGCTCGCCGACGACGGCGGCCGAGATCGCATCCATCAATGCGTGGACGGGCGATTTCAAGACGGAGTACGAAAACGTCGCGTGCTTCGGCGACGAAAACAACGTCTACCTCCCTGGCCTGAAGGATGCGCAAGGGACGTTCAGCGGCTTCTGGAACAGCGTGGAGCGGACCTTGTTTACGGCCGCCGATGCGACCTCGCCTGGCTTCCTGATGCTCACGCCGAACGAGTTTGACGGCAGCGGCACACCGCTCGATGCGCCGTTCTGGTCCGGTCTGGCCTACATGGATGCCAGTATCGCGTGCAGTTTGCAGGCGCCGAAGGTCACCGGCAGTTGGAAAGCCGCCGGACCGTTCCGTCTGTCGCCTGTCGGCGTGTAACACGGCGTGTTCCGTGACATCACGCTTCGTGGGGCGACGGCTCCAGGGGATCCGGTCTCGGCCGCGATCCTCTGGGGCTATCGTCCCGCGGCGCAATTGAAAAGCTGGAGCATCGTCCGGACGAAGAAGAAGGGCGAGTGGGCATTCGCGGCGACGAGTGACGCTATCGAAGCGTTTCTCATCCGGCAGGAACCGTTGTATTTCGCGGCCCCTCGGAAGACGGGCGGATTTTGGATGTGGCCGGTTAAGAGCAAAGTGCAGTGCGTGGGAACGAACCAACTCAGGGCGACTCTTGGGCAACCCGAATATTAGGAGACGAGTCATGGCTGTAGTCATTCCGGAATCCGTACGGATCCCGCTCCGAGATGGACAGTGGATTGAGGTGCGCAAGCGCCTCAGTTATGGCGAGGCGACGAAAGCGCGCGCGAAGGCGTTTACTAAGGAACTCGGATCGAAGGGCCAACTTCAGGTGGACATGGAACAGATCGGCAAGATCCAGATCATGTCCTATCTGCTGAATTGGTCGCAGACCTTCAACGGCGAACCCATCCCGATTCACACGCCCGAACTCCTCTCCTCAGCCTTGGATAACCAAGACGAAGAGACGGTAAACGACATCACCGAAGCGATCACGGCGCATATCGAGAAAGCGAAAGCCGAAAAAAACGGCCAGGCTGGCGAGAAGAAATTGCCACGACGCTCGCCGTCTGCCGCGTGATGGGCTGGACCTGGGACGAGACGCGGAACACTCCGGACGAGGTGATCGACGTGTTGCTGGACGAACTGGAAGCCGCGAAAGTCGCGTCTGAGGCGAGGGACTAGATGGCCATTTCCGCGACCTTCGTCGCAGATTTCAGCTCGTGGAAATCGGCGGTCGATGCCGCGACGACACAACTGCGCGGTTTTCAGACGGGCGCGACGCAAGTCGAGAACTCGCTGAAGCGCGTGGCTGATAGCTTCTCGGGTCGCAAGATTCTCTCTGAAGCTACGCTGGCCGTAAAGGCGGTCGGGGATCTCGGCGGCGTGGCAAAGCTGACGGAACGAGAGCAGGCACGGTTGAACGCGACGCTCACCGAGGCCGTTGCGAAATACAAAGCGTTAGGACAAACCGCACCGAAGGCGCTCACGGACATGGAGCACGCGACGCGGTCGGCCGATCAGGCCACTAGTGGGTTTGGCGGCACGATCGCGGGCCTCGGGAAAAATA